GGGCGCTGGTCAGGCCCCTGTCGCGTTCAACCAGCCCGAGTCTCGCATTGCTGAGCTGGTCGGGGTGTTTGAGAAGTTTTCCGAGATGGCTGACGAATACTCAGGTATTCCGAAGTACATGGGGGGCGAACCGGGTGGGGTGGGGCGCACCGCGTCAGGTCTGTCCATGCTGATGGGTAACGCCAGCAAGTCGATCAAGCAGGTTATCAGCAACATCGATATCGGCGTTATCACACCGCTCCTCGAGCGGCTGTATGACCATAACATGCAGTTCAGCGACGACCCGGACCTCAAGGGCGATGTGCACATCATCGCACGCGGTGCAACCTCGCTGGTTGCTAAGGATACCGCTCAGGTTCGCCGTAACGAGTTCCTCATGGCGACTGCTAACCCGGTCGATATGCAGATCGTGGGCGTGGAAGGCCGTGCAGCAGTGCTGCGCGAAACCGCCAAAAACCTCGACATGGATGTCGACAAGATCGTTCCGCCCCTCAACAAGCTCCGTCAGCAGCTCGCAGCTCAGGCTATGATGCAGCAGCAAGCGCAGGGCACACCTCCAGCCGCTCAGGAAGCAGGCGGGGGTCAGCAGTTGATGGACAACGCCCCAGTTACCGATAACTTCTCGCCGCCTTCTCAACAATAGCAGTTGACGGCACTACAGTAGTTAACGTAAAGTACCTATATGTCGATTAAACCGACTCTTCCGGCGCTGCGGAGCCTGCATAAGTTCTCCAATCAGCCCGGATGGGACGAAATTGACAAACTATTTCAGGCTGAATTGACGAAAGCCTACGAGTTCCTTGCAGAGAGCCGCGATGAAGTGGCACTGCGTCAGGCTCAAGGTAGAGTTCAGTTCATCCGAGACTTCCAAGCCATGGTGCGCGAGGCACCCCGGCTTCTGGAAAAGCTAAAAGATTCAAGTCTTTAGCTTCCAACCCGCCAGCAGACCGTACCGCCAAGTGGAGACCGCGAGAGGACCACGTAACGTAGCCGGAGCAGGAGTACAACATGAGTCTACCCAAACAAGTTCAGGCCGAACTTGAGGCTGCCGAACGTCTTGAGCAGGAGCTGCTAAACGCAGCAAACCCGCCAGAACCAACGCAAGACCCTGAGCCACAGCCCGAGCCAAACGCTGATCCCGAGCCACAGGACGACCCGGAGCCCGCTCCAGTCAACCAAGACCCGGAACCCCAGCCAGAGCCGACCAAGCCTTCTGACGACGAAACTTGGGAGCGCCGCTACAAAACGCTTCAGGGCATGTTCAACGCTGAAACAGCGCGGTTCAAATCTGAAGTAGCTGAGCTCAAGTCTGAGCTCAAAGAGGCAATCTCAAAGCTCAAAGAAGCACCCGCGACTCCGACTGAACCCCAGCGTAGTTTGGTAACAGACAAAGACGTTGAAGACTTCGGTGGTGACCTAGTTGATCTCATCGGACGCAAAGCCGCAGATGTGGTGAATGCTAAGATGGCTCGGCTTGAAGAGGAAAATGCACGGCTCCGCGAAGAGCTTGGCAGTGTTTCCGAGCAACAGGGCGAGGCCCGTCGAGATGTTTACTTCAGTAGCTTGGAACGCATGGTTCCTGACTACAGAGAATTGAACGTTGACCCGGACTTCCTTGAGTGGCTGGCAGAAACTGACTCGCTTAGCGGTCAGCCCCGCCAGAACTTCCTGAACATCGCATTTGAATCATACGATGTTGAGCGCACGGCAGTACTGTTCAACGCCTTCAAGGACTCGAGAGCTCCAGCCCCTCAGCCCAAGGTCGTACCCAAGGAATTGCAGCGTCAAGTTGCGCCCGGAACCTCAAAGGCTTCCTCGGTAGCAAGCACGCCAGCAGCAGAACGAGTCTGGAAGATGTCGGAAATCGACAAATTCTACAAGGATGTTGCCCGTGGTGTCTACAAAGGAAACGATGCGGAGCAGGCGCGGATCGAAGCAGAAATCGACCAAGCTGTCCTAGAAGGACGCCTTTCGCAATAAGGGCTACTCTGGACGGTGAGGTCTTAGTCATACCGAACTAGGAGTATTACCATGGCTATTGCCGTCCAGTCCCCCTTCAATACCAACCCGGCCTACTCGGGTACCTTCATTCCGACCATCTGGTCGGGCAAGCTGAACGCTAAGTTCTATGCCACCACGGTTTTTGGCGAAATCGCCAACACCAACTACGAAGGTGACATTAAGAACATCGGCGACAAGGTTGTCATCAACAACATCCCGTCGGTGACCATCAACGACTACACGGTTGGCAACACGCTGAACTATGAAGTCCCGGCTCCGAACAAGATCGAACTCGACATCTCGAAGGCGAAGTACTTCGGCGTGAACGTCTCTGACGTGCTCGAGTATCAGTCGCAGCCGAAGCTGATGGACATGTTCACCAACGACGCTGCGAAGCAGATGGCGATCAACATCGACACCGATCTTCTGAAGAACTCGGTTGACACCGTTGCTGGCTGGACGAAGTCTGATTCGCCCTCGACCAACGGCGTAGGCATCAACGCAGGCACCAAGGCTGGTGTCCGCTCGGCCTCGTTCAACCTCGGTGGTGCTGGCGGCACGTACAACGCGTCGACCAACCCCTTCGGTGGCGCTCCGCTGACCCTCGACAACACCAACATTGTCGCGACCATCACTGCGCTGGCATCGGTTCTTGACGAACAGAACGTTCCCGACACGGATCGCTTCCTCGTCATCAGCCCGGCTGCTCGCAACATGCTGATGTCCTCGCCGCTGTCGCAGGCTTACCTGACGGGCGATGCTCAGAGCATCCTCCGCAACGGTAAGATCGGCACCATCGACCGCTTCACGGTCTATGTGTCGAACCTGCTCCCGACGGCTGCTGCTGGTCAGAACTTCGACGGTTCGACCACTGGCACGGGCGTCTCGGCTAACGCTGTTGCTCGTAAGTGCCTGATCGCGGGTCACACGACGGCTATTTCGTTCGCTTCGCAGATCGCGAAGGTCGAGAGCCTCCAGAACCCGAACGACTTCGGTACCCTCGTCCGTGGCCTGAACATCTATGGCTACAAGACGATCAAGCCGGAATCGCTCGCGATTGCACAGTATCTCTAATTGAGGTACAATGGTGGGGAGCCTTAACTGGCTCCCCACTATCTTTTTGTTGGAGCGATCATGGCAGTCACAGCACAATCCATTATTGATCGTGTCCGCCTGCAACTGATCGACACGGGCACAGTTAAACGCTGGACCGACGAAGAACTTCTTAAATGGTTGTCAGATGGTCAGCGCGCGATTGTGCTTGCTGCGCCGGGCAACTCTAGCTCTACTGAGATTGTTCCCCTTGTGGCTGGAACCAAGCAGAGCATCCCCGCAGACGGTAACATCCTGCTTTACATTATTCGCAATACGAACTCGACTGGCACCACACCGGGCCGCGCAGTTCGCATTGTTTCGCGCGAGATTCTCGACGCCCAGAACCCTGACTGGCACATGTCCACTCCTACTGCAACGGTCCAGAACTACATCTTCGACCCGCAGCAGCCGACGGAATACTACGTGTATCCGCCGAACACAGGCACGGGCTACGTCGAGATGGTCTACTCGCATCTTCCGGGCGAGATGACTTCTCTGTCGAACACACTGGTTGTGCAGGACATTTATCAGACTGCGTTGTTTGATTACGTCATGTTCCGCGCGCACCAGAAGGACAGCGACTTCGCAGCGGGTCAGGCGATTGCCGCTAACTACCTGCAACTGTTTCTGGCGGCCACTGGTCAGCGGGATGCTGGGATTCTCCAGAGCAACCCGAACCTCCAGCTCGCTACTCCAGACCCGTCCACTCGCGGGAGTGCTAAGATATGAGAGTTTCATACGACGCGTTTTTCCCCGAGGTTCTGCCTTACGTCCACGACGTGCCGGAGTTCGTGGCGGTCAACGCCATTCGCAACGCGTGCATCGAGTTCTGCGACAAGTCGCTTTACCTCCAATACACGCACGACCCGATCACCATTTTGCCGCGCGTCAGCGAGTATGAGCTCGAGCTGCCGGACGACACCACGTCGGCCCGCGTTGTCGCTGGCTGGGTAGGCAACTTGCCCCTTGTCTTTAAGAGCGAGGAAGACTTGCAGCGCATCTATCCGCTCGACTGGCGGCAGATGGGC